GTAGCACGCTTTTACTATTGCTATATTGCCAGATTACTATCTGACTACTCACTAGACAAGATAGGAGCGTTAGTAGGTAGACACCATGCAACAGTACTACACGCTAACAACACAGTTAAGGATTGGTTAGCCTATGACAAACAAGTAATTAATGACATTGAAGAAATAGAAAGCAAAATAAAAGGCGTTAATTAAAATATTTTACTATCTTTGGCATTAATGAAAGCATCTGACATTATAAAAGACATTAGCCAAGAGGTTGAAAAGATGTGTGAAGTAGTTAGTAGTAACCATTCACTAAAGCACGACCTTAGCCAAGAGGTGCTACTGTCTCTATTAGAGAAAGGAGAGGATGACTTAAACGACTTACACGATAGAGGTAAGTTATTAGGTTATGCATTTAGGATAGCCTACCTTAAATGGAATAGTAATAACGGTGTGCCAGTAGGAGGGGTAAACAATTCAAACTTTAAAGCAGTCTATAGAGATTATGATTATATTAACTGTGTAGAGTTAGACGATGTGCTACACTATTCAACAGAAGAAGCGGTTAATGCTCAGGATCAAGTAAACGACCTACTAAGGAAACTAACAACTTTAGAACGTAGAGTATTACAAGAGTATTTAGATGTTAATTTAAAAATAACTAACTTTGCCAATAATAGCGGAATTAGTAGAAGTAACTTAAAAGTGAGATTAGATGCAATTTTTGATAAGATTAGGAATGACAGAGATTAGTATAATGTTAATAGCAGTTACATTTATACAAGTATGGTGTAATGAGTTGCCAAGTATGTTAGGTAGAGAGTTAATACCACGCAAGCCTTTTAACTGTGATGCTTGTTTAAGTTGGTGGTTAGGCGTTATATTAGTAGCGGTTACATTTAATCCTATATTTTTTATACTTTATATTATGAACAGTATATTTAACAGGATTAAACTATGAAGCACCTACTAACAGCATTAAGAGCATTGACACTACCTATTCACTTATTGATAGGTGTATTAACAGGAGTGATAGGAATGTCAGTATATTGGTATTACTGGACATTTAAACCAAACGAACTTTATAAAAGATATGGAACTAAAGAAACTAATTGAGGTAGTTAGACACTATGAAAAAAATAAGTCTTATCATTCAATCGAAGGAAAGGATAGAGAGTTTATTATTAAACTACATGACGAACTTATACCTATGGATATTAAATTGTTCAAAGCAGGTTCAAGTGGCTGTGATAGTTGCATACGCAAAGCAATGTCAAGATTTGTGCAGCATATTAATATACTCTTACAATATGCAGAAGATAGAGAGCCTAAGAAAGCAGATACACCTACACCAGCAAAGAAAAAGCGAGGTCGCCCACGTAAGAAGAAATAATATGTTAACCTGCACAGAGAAGTTAGAAGTAAGAGAGGATGGCGAGTTAATCCTAAACGTTGGTGACGGTGCTTATCTTTACGCTGACGGTATAGCAGAATGTGAAGTTCAATATTTGAGAACTGATAGCACTTTAGATATGTTATTTATTTATGAAATAGGAGAAGAAGAATGAATTTAGATAAAAGAACCATTGCTAAGGTATGGAAAACTATAAATCAACTTAAAAGAGTAGGTTATAAAGTTAAAGATACTGACATAGTAATGAAGGTAAACGTAACGGATGCAGAAGGTAACATAACCAAAGTGCAAGATGTTACGTATAAGAATATTAAAAAGTATTTAAGGAAGTTATGAGAATAGTATTAGTTACAGGTGAACACTACAACGTTAACAACTGCGTGAAGGGTGAGTTAATGCAGATAATATCTAAGCACGATAGCCTAGGTATTAACTTTGTGATGCTTGATGTTAATGTATTTGCTAGGACTGAGATTAAAAGCGTAAAGAGAATGTTTAACTTAAATCACATTGTAGAGGTATGGGATTAACTGTAAAGCAAGAGAAGTTTGCTAATTTATACGTAGAGTTAGGTAATGCTAGTGAAGCGTATAGACAGGCTTATAATGTTAAGGATAGTACAAGTATTGAGACAATAAATGTAAGCGCATCTAAACTACTTGCAGACCCTAAGATTACCCTAAGGGTAGAAGAACTCAGAAACGAGGTTAAAGAATCACATTGTATTACTAGAGACTTCATAGTCAAAGGGCTATTAGAAATCATTAACGATGTAGATTACACTTTTAAACTGGGTAAGGATAATTCTATAAGTGATGCAGATAAGAAGGTATTCTTTAGGTTAATGAATCAAACTAAGAACACAGATAAGTTAAGAGCGTTAGAGCAGTTAGCAAAGATGCTAGGACTGAACGAGCCTGAGAAGCAGGAGTTAAAACAAACGATTGAGATAGTAGAAAAGTCAAGAGACTAATGGAAGTAACACCAGTATTCACAAAGAATAGACTAACTAATAAAAAGATAGTAGTTAATAGAGGAGGTACTAGAAGTAGTAAAACCTATTCTATTGCTCAACTTTGTGCTTTATGGTTAATGACAGGTGAGTGTGGCAGAGGTAACTACATCATGAAGGGTGTATGGTCAACAGTTAGAAAGCATCAAACAACATTAGAGAAAACAGTAGTTAGAGATTTTGAGGAGATACTACAAGAGAATGGTTTTTACAGTCAGATAAAGCACGACAAAACAAGAAAGACTTACCAATTCGATGGTCGCATGGTTGAGTTCTTCGGAGCAGATGACCAACAGAAACTTAGAGGAGCAAAAAGAAACATACTGTACTGTAATGAAGCAAACGAGTTAGAATATAGAAGCGAGTTCTTTCAGTTACTTATGCGTACTACAGATAAGATATTTATAGACTTCAATCCCGATGATGAGGATATTTGGATAAATACAGAATTAGAGAAGCGCAGGACATTAGATAAAGGAGATGTTGAAACAATAGTAAGCACCTACAAAGATAACACCTTTTTACCTTTAGGATTAGTAGAAGAGATTGAGTACCTACAGCAAACAGACCCAGAGTTTTGGAAGATATACGGTTTAGGTGAATATGGAAACATCACAGGCTTAATATACGAGAATACTAATATAGTTAATTCAATACCTGACAATGCAAAGAGAGTAGCCACAGGTTTAGATTTTGGCTTTACTAACGATCCGACCGCTTGTATTGAAGTTTACAAACACGATAAAGACTTATACCTAAAAGAGATAATATACGAGACAGGTTTAACTAATGACGATATAGCAAACCGTTTAAAGTCTTTTGGTTACACTATGCAAGATGAGGTTATTTGTGATAGTGCAGAGCCTAAGAGTATTGAAGAACTTTATAGACAAAGGATAAACGCCAAACCAACTAAGAAAGGTAAGGACAGCATAAACAACGGTATAGACGTTTTAAAGCGTTATAATATTAATGTACTTAATACTTCAACTAACTTGCGTAAGGAGTTTAGGAGTTACAAATGGGCTACTGACAAGACAGGAAACAGTGTAGGCAAACCAATAGACAAATTTAATCACGGTATGGATGCAGTTAGGTACGCTGCAATAATTCATCTAGCACATAAGAACACTGGCATTTATTCAATAATTTAATTAACTTTACAGCATGAAACTACCTAAAACTTGGAACGACATTACCATAGGTCAATACATTGACTTACTACCTTCTGCTTATAAAGGCATGAATGAAGTAGAAAAGGTTATACACTCTTTATCTATATTAACAGAGCAAAGCAAAGATGATATTAGAGCGTTATCAATTGACCAAGCAAAGGAGTATAATAGTAAACTATCATTTCTAAATGAGTTACCTAGTAGCCATTACAAAGCCACGTTTAAACTAAACGGTGTAAGGTATAGAGTAGAGCCTAATGCTAATAAGATGAGCGCAGGTAGTTATATTACAACTATGCATCTATTCCAAGACTTGGCTAATGATCCTGAGAAGATAGAAAAGAACTTACACATTATCTTAGCGCAGGTAGTGCAACCTATAAAGCGTAAAGGGTTTAAATGGGTTAACTATGAAATTGACCGTATGAAGATAGCAGAGGACTTTTACAACGGTTTAAGCATGGAGGTAGCCTATCCAGTATGTGTTTTTTTTTGTCAACTCTCGAAGCACTTAATACCAATTATCGAAGATTATTCGACAAAGACACTGGAAAGGACAATAAAAGAACTTACTCAAATGGAAAAGGATTTGAAAAGTGGGGATGGATTATAACGTTAGATAACCTTAGTAATGGTCATAGTGATAAGTGGCATTACTACACAGAGTTAAATGTAATAGAGTTTTTAAACATTTGCGCATATCAAAAGGATAAGCAGAAAGAACAAGAAAGGCAAATAAGATTGCAGAAGTTAAAAAATAAATAGTATATTAGCAGCATGAAACAAATAATTATAATATCATTAGCCTTACTTAGTTTAGGCAGTTGCAAGAAAGAAGAGCCATTAAAAGCCACAACGCAACCAACAGTAG